CGGTGCTCCATAAGCAATCGTCGCTGCCAATCTTCCACTATGGAAATTCGTCCTCACACACATGAATTCCAAAAGTATGTCTGCTCTCCACATCAAGAAGAAATTCAAAAGAGCCACATTGAAGGGTACAGTCCAAGCCGAATTTGAATCAATCGTCGGCTCAAACAACAGTGAATTCAGTGGGAACTTTAGCAAAGTTGCGTCCACTGGATCACTTGTCCTCCATGTGAATCTCCGATACAATCCTCTTGTGTTGAAGAGCCTTTCCAATTCCATATCCTTCGGGTCAAAGTGTTGTGCTGGTTCGCGAAACATATTCGCTGGGTGCAATTGCATTGCTACCGTAGGTTCAACTCCATTACTCTTACTCATTGCTGAGAAGACTGGATGTAACGGAATTGATCCTGAAGCCAGCGGGGGGTTGTCCATTGGGGTAGGCAAAGAGAGTGATCCCTCTGCTTTTTGGTCTGTTGCCGATCCGATGTTGCCTTGATTAGGCATCGCTCCTGCCACATTTCCAATTCTTGTCTCCTGATTAATAGTCGTCGTGCTGTAATTCGCTCCTTCTGCGCTCATATCCACCTGTCTTCTTCTCACTGATGGAGTCCTGCTCTCTATGATGTTGAGCGTTGTGTCTCCAAGCGCCTGGATCTTTCCTCTGGTGTAAGTCCTTCCGGTGATTCCATCGAATCCATCAACAAGTGGTCTCGCTATTGCAAACTTTGCAATAAACCTCGAAAACACTGTAACTGTACAAACAGTTGTTCCAGTGTTGGTCCGTAGAGGTGATAACACTTGTATCTGGAATGTTCCAAGACTCTCTTCACCCATTCCACCTGCATAGGTGTTCAGTGCCGATCTAAAGAATCTGAATGGAATCCTCACAACCGTCGTCGTATTCATCAGTGGCGCCAAGAAGACAGCTCCGTCGCACGAAACTGCACTTGTGACGTCGGGCACGTCATCCGAAAGTGGGTAGAAATACGCCACCGAGGCTCCCTGTTGGAAGGGAGTTCCATTTACTTGCATCGTAAGCTCGCACTCAGACACGTTGTAAATGTACCTTTGGAAAAGCATATTCTGGATGTTATCCATGTTGTTCTGCTGAAGCAAACCAAATGGCACTTCCACATTCCAGATCGTCGTTCCTGCTCCCATTGTTGAAGACCATTCCAAACTAGCCCTCAGCATATTCGATTCCAATCCATAGTTGATGTCCGTCGCCTTCTCATTAATCGCTTTATCTGCCAAGGATGACATTGAGCTCTCGTCCATAGTCAAACTCGGCGCCAATGCAGCCGTCTTAATGCTTGTCAATCCGTCAATCTGTGGCGTGATCTTCGTCTGAAGTGTGTCCTTAGTCGTCTCAATCGGGCCTTCCGCACTGTATCCTACAAAATGATAGCCGCTGAGCGAATCTCGATTCGCCACTATGCGGTTTAACATTTTATATGATCGCTCCTCTGGTGGTTCCATGTCCCTCTCTTCAAAGGCTGACCTGATCTGATATTGGTAGTCCTCAAAGAACTCCTCGTCCCACTGACTCGCACATTCTATCATCTGAACACAAGTGTCCAGAAGGCTCGCACCTTTGTCTCGGGTCCACTGAACTGTCTCATACAGGGTATCCAATTTCATTGCTCCGGTCCACTTTCCTTCCAATGATTTCCTCGGGTGAGCACCCAAGAAAGTTAACTCTTCAAACTTCAGGTAATGATCCTCCAAGGGCTGTCCTTTGTTAGCACTCGTATACTCCTGCCCCAGAGTTCTCATCACTGGCTCAATCACTACTGGTCTCATATCAAACTCGTCGTCTGTCGCCAAGATGTGGTCGTCTCCCAGAACCTTCATTCTACAATGCTTTTCAAACTCCGCCATCGGATAAAGTTCATGGAAAACGTACCGCATATAGGCCTCATTAATCCAATTGTTCAAAATTGTCGTCCAAAAGCAGCCACTCATGTGGTTCGATTTCGTCCAGAATCGCCATTGTCCCACTTGCGCGGGAGTTTCCGTCTCGTGTCTGAACATAAACCAATACTCATTCTCGCTCACTATCGGTCCTATCAATCTTTTAATCAATCGATACGCGAAGTCTCGAAAGATCGGATGTTGTCTCTTGTCAAAGGACTT